CGTGATCTTCGGCTTTGGTATCTACGTCTTCAGAGTTTGTTTTAGAGAGAGGTATTCCTGCGAGTTGTTTTATTATGTTTGTACAGGTGTTAAAAAACTTAACTGTGGGCTCGTTTGTAAACTCGTTATCACCTAAACGACGGTGCATTTCCATTTTACCCGCGATTCGATTACTGTCGGATGGTGTCCAACGACACCCGCCACGTATCATCGTTTCAGCGATGGACGGGCCGTATCCTGTACGGTTCCAACACGATTTATCGAGTACAGCGTAGTGAGGTGCGGGGTCCCACTCCTCTAATTCTATTATTTTAGCGGCGAGTTGCTCTGCTGTAAAGTGTTTTACGTAAAGTTCTCGATAGACCCATATGTTGTTGTCCCAATCGATTGCACCCCAGAGTACGCACGAAGGGCTTGCGTAACCGTAGTCGGCCGCTCTGATTCGGGGCCAGTTTGTTGGGAGCTCATAAGGATCGACAACGTGCTTGAGCTTGTTAAACTCTGGGAATGCACAACCTTCTGCAACGTCCCAGTCGCCATCAAGTAAACGCTTTCGCTCCACTTCTGGGAGAGAGAGAAGCATGGCTTCGTACTGACCGTCCCGCATAAGGTACGGGTTGTCAGTAAGTCTGGCTGGGACGAATTTTCTCCAGTACAACGGCTGACCTGCCTTTGCATGTCCCTCCGGGTATATATAGGGCTTTCCTGACTCGACATCGGTGGGAACGAAAGGCTCACCGGGGTCTCCTTGGTCGATGTACATTTTTTTGACCCACCAGCCTCCGACACCGCCGGGGTTGGCTGTACACCGCATTGAGAGATTTTGTGAGAGCTCGGGGTCTGTTGAACGAAGACGGGACCGTAGGTAGTCCCATACGTAGGAGGTGGGATACTGGGTAATTTCATCGATGGCTATCCAGTTAAATGCCTGTCCTTGATATCGAGTAACGTCTTTATCTTTGTCGAGGTACGAGAACCATATGGTCGCTCCAGAGGGGAAGACCCACGTCGACTTACTTTCACGGAATACGGCACCGGGAAACGCTTTGGGATACAGTTGTTTCGACTTTGATATGAGTTCAGTCAATTCGTCGAGAGTACGGCGTAAAAGAAGCCCGCGGTGGTTAGGGTTGTGACAGTAGCGGAGAGGATCAGCAAGAAGAGCGAAACTCTTTCCACCTCCTGCCGCCCCGCCATACAAAACGTCCTGTTCTGGAGCACTAAGAAACTCTTCTTGAGGTCCTTCATTCGGCTTAAATACAATTTCAGACTCGCCAACGAGATCTGAAACAGCTTGTGGTAAAACATTCAAGTCTCCTTGGTCGATTACTCTGGATTTTTCGCCCTTTAGGGCTGTTTCGACCTTGGAGGCGGCTCGAGCACGTTGATTTGCTCGTTGATTTTGTTTTTTTGCGGCCGCACTTTTCTTTGCGGCATCTTTTTTTGATCTATTGATTGAAGCTTGAGTCGCTCTACGCGCTTTTTCCGCAGTAGACAGATGGTAGCGGCTTTTGGGTGCATTCGGGTCTTTCTTTGGGCGTCCGCGGCGTGGCTTTGGAGCTTCAACTTCGTCATTCACCGTGTTCTATAACCATTTCTTTTTTCGGGGGGAGTAATACCACCCCATGTACAGCTTGGACATTGACGTTGTGAGTTTCTTGTTTCCCCAAGCCGACTCGATTGAGGAGACTTTCGGCCGCTTGGAGACGGATATTATCTCCACGCTCAATTTCCGGGGCGTCAATGGTCGAGACAAGCTTATTTGCGGCCTTAATAGCACCACCTGCAAGAATATTCCGTGCTCCGTCGATAATTTCGTCAGCGAGAGACTCTTTGAGATATCCGATGGAACCTTGCGAGTAACCCGACATTTCACATGCGCGTGAGAAGTTACCGCCGTTATCGAAGAGCGCGGTAAGGAAAGCTTGTTGTTTGCCGTTGAGCTCACGCTTCTTACTCTTTTGGGGGAGGAGATTCACGGGATTACCACATATATGTACTAAAAAAGTAAATATCTTACAATTTTAGGTGCGTAAAAGGAAAAAAGTGTACTCGAAGGGCCTCTGGTCTCGGAACTTTGGTTCACTTGGACTATAAAAGTTGGTTTCCCCTGCCATTTCGGCCCCGGTACACACCCATTATGGGTAACAATTATTTAATTTGTCAACAAAAAATATATTTTACGTAACTATTGACAGGTTGTTATTCGAACAGTACAATGGGATTGTAAGCCCGCGGGGGTATATATACACTGCACCTTACCCTACAGCTTACCTCCCCCCTCAATAAGCCCCTTTGGTACCCCCTACCATTGGGGCTTTTCTTTTGGTGGTTCCATAGGGGCCCCTTTAGGGGCCCTATAAAGGGGCCCAACCGTGAAACATGCTGTGAAACACTAACCCAAAACTAAAAAAATTATCGACACATTGCTAGACCTAGTACTAGGGACCCCCCATGTCCCTTGCCTCCCGTCTTTATTGGACTTTTTCTTTTTGTGCGGTGCGATTTTGCACCTTGATTCAGGGTAAATCGCCTAGTTTCTCCCGTGGTCTCTCCTCCCTTCTGGGTAAACAATCGCGTACTACCTTAACGTGACACACAGGCGCGGTGGCTAGGTTTACAACCTTTCGTTTTCCTTTTCGGTTATGTCTGGGGCGTGTTATATAGCGTATCCCCCACAGTCAAATAATCGGTAATCCCTTGCAGGTTAACGCTTTAGGTATTTTTCTAGGCTGTCTCTCGTCACGCATAGAGCGGGCAAAAAAAACCCCGCACAAGGCGGGGCAAATGAGGGAATGGTAGTCTTAGATCCCTTCGGATGATCCAACGATTGCGGCGGTATCCATACGGCCAAGAAGACCGGCAAGTTGCTTCGCAAACTGCACACGTTGTTCTGAGACGTAAGCATCAATGTGGCCGCTCTTCTCGTCGCGTGTAGACCATCCGATAGTATCAACGATGCGCTTGAGTTCGTTGAGTTGCTCGGAAGTGAAGTTCAAAGTGGTTTGAGTTTTCATAGTGATCCCCTTAGATCTTAAAGTTTGTATTATCGCTGACCCCATCGGCCAGTGACTGAATACTAACAACACCTTTTCGCGTCTTCAAGTGTGCGAGCCCATGGTGTTTCACAATGTGGGCATACTGTCCAATCGTCACCGGTTTCACTCCTAAGATTCTCGCGATGTGGTCGCGGTGCATTACGCCATACTCGTTCAAGATAGCGAGCATCCGGTAATGAGAAGAACACAAAGCGCGATTATCCTTCGCGGGTTTCAAGTCATCGACAGCGCGTACTAGGTCGACGGCCTGATCCTTGTTGGATACCGACTGGTCATACAATCCATCCAGTTTCTCGACAAGATCCGATAAAAGCTCCTGCACCTTTTCGACGCGGTAGGTGGTCGCGTTCAGATCGGTGCGGAGTGTGCCGAGGTCGTTTTTAAATTTTTCGATAGTTTTCATACGAATTTTCCTATGATGATTAATAACAATACAATCCAAGCTAGCTTCCAAGCTGATGAAAGAATTTCATTCATGCGGCCTGTTCCAATGCTAACCAATGGGGCGACTCTAGGACGTTCCTGACCTTGGCTTCGCGTTGTAGTCGGACGCGGTGCGGGTTGGATTTTTCACGGCCAGTAGACAGTTCGGTAATTGTGCCGTCTTCGTTCTCCCGCTCCCATGTCTCGTCGACGTGGGTTGCCCAATGCGTCAAGGCGTTGTATCCCGCCCACAAGCTAGAACCTAGCTCCCTCTGCTCTTCGTTGAACCGGTGATTCATGTAGTCAAGCAACCGGCCATTGACGCGGGTCGATTTGTCGACGCTGAGCGCGGCGGCCTCCCCTCCCTTCTTGCAGATCGTATTCTCGAGAATCTCAACCCACTGGGACGGATGCAGATCTATCGTTTTCCATGCATTCATCTGGTCGCGGTGCGAGTTGAACATCCCGAGCCCGAGAGTAGACTTCGCGATCATGGCAGAGACCGACAGGTTAGAAGTGTGCTTCC